GCAGAAGTACCGCTAAAGGTGATTTGTTGATTATCACCTTTAAAGGTAAGACCGTCGAGTGGACTTATCAATACATATCCATCTTGATTACTGCCAGTTACACACTGTGAAAAAGACATGACTTTTCCGTTTGTGTGACCAGCAGATAATACGATTTGGTTAGCACTTATGTTAGTGTCGTATGCCTCGTACTGGTTACTAGATGAGTTGGTTGCACGATATTTTGTTGTTAATGATCCAGTTGATAAATCTGTTTGCATAGCATCAGCAGCATTGAACATTGTCGTATAGATATGACCATTACTAGATATTGTTGTTGGATAAAATTGAGACGCATTATTGGCGTCATTAATGATGTCGCCACCATGGAACGTTGTCCCATTGATAGTTGACGCACTAATATTTGTGCCTAAAATTGTACCAGCGCTAACAACATTACCTGTATCTGGCTGGTAGCCAGTTGAATGAGCGGTTTGTGTCAACATTGGTGAGCTAAATAGAGCATGGCCTTTGCCGTTGTACGCCCAATACTGTAGGCCGACAGATGACGCAGTGCTAGGAGCATTAAAACCGTCGATAGTTAGATACTGCCATGCCTGAGCACTACCAGTCCCGTGTAAATTTACACTGGTGTAATTCCCAGCCGGCAACCTGTTACCGTTGGCGTCATAGAAAGCTAGTGTCATTTGGTATGTCATTGTAGCGTCGCTACCGGCGTCAATAAACCAGACTGACGCACTGTAAGGCTGTCCAGTCAAACCATTTAGTGGTACTCTTTTGGTTTGTCCAAAGTTTACCCAGTTCCCAGAACCAGTTGAATTATTAAACCCGACAGAAGGGACACCATCATGCAACGTAAAGTTTGAGTAATACCCCATCGAACCTATTACCCACCCCGGAATATATGTCCCGTTGCCGCCAGACAATGCTGAGTTATAAACTAGGTTTGTAGAACCACGAATAATTAGGCTCGTCGCCGTAACGAGACCATTCTTATCTACTGTGAAAGTTCCGTTGTTAGTTGTAAAGGTATTGGCCGCAATGTCAGCCGCTGTCAATTTTTTACCAACAAGGAGTGTGTCGATATTTGCGCTAGGAATTATTACGGGGTTAGCTGTATCAAAATAGATATTTTTACCAGATAATGTCAGTTGACCGCTAGATGAGATCAGGGTGTTACCAGCTTGAATATTAATTTGGTCAATTAAGTCATCTTTGGTAACTCTAAGGTTAATATCCTTAGCTGTCTGTGTTTTGTAGGTTGAGAAGTCGCCATTATTAACCTTGCTGGCAATTGTATCAGCTGTCTGTGACTTATAAGTGTTAAAGTCACTAGATTCAACCTTGCTCTCAATTGACTTAGCAGTTGTAGCTTGATAGGCTGTGAAGTCCTTATTGGCTACCTTGCTGGAAATTAAGTCAGCAGTCTGCGTTTGATAGGTTTCAAAGTCACCGTTATCAACTTTGCTAGCAATCTGACTAGCAGTTTGCGTTTGATAAGTTGAGAAAGCGCTATTGCTTACTCTATCTGCAATTTGACTAGCTGTCTGGGTCTTATCTGAGGCATACTCTGAACTAGAAACCTTATCATCAATTAAGTCAGCTGTTTGGGACTTATAGGTGTTAAAATTACCATTATCGACTTTGCTAGATATTTCTTTAGCAGTTGTCGCTTGGTAAGCTGAGAAGTCCTTAGTAGCCACCTTTTGGGCTATTAAGTCAGCGGTAGTCGTTTGATAGGCTGAGAAAGCACCATTATCAACTTTCTGCGCTATCTGGCTAGCTGTCTGAACCTTGTAACTAGCATAGTCTGAGTTAGCAACCTTGGTAGCTAGTCCATTTTCTAGGTCAGCAATCGTTAGCTTGGAACCGTCTTTTAGGTCTGTCACTGCTTGACTAGTTACCTTACCATTATCTATTGCTGTAGTCGCTTGGCTAAACGCATCATCAGCTGTACTTTGAGCCTTAGCAGTAGCCTGTGAGTTAACTGCCATTTGAGAGTTAGCATATGAATAGGCATTATCGGCCGTACTCTGAGCTTTAGCAGTAGCCCGAGAGTTGACCGCTATTTCAGCACTAGCTTGACTACCGACTGCTTGAGCTTGGCTAAACGCATTATCAGCTGTGCTCTGAGCTTTGGCAGTAGCAGTAGATTGGACCGCTATTTCTGAATTGGCGTAATTGTAATTGCTATCTGCGGCTGATTTAGCGGCATTTGCCATTGAAGCCGCCTGACTTGTAGCACTGGCTGCACTTGTAAACTTACCGTCTGTATTATTCTTTAGGGCTGTTTGTATCTTTGCAAGTTCGGAATTATAGGCGTCTTGATAATTTTTATAAGTCTTTCGATCTACATCACTGGCGTGATCTGGATCTGTCAACACATCAATCATGAACTTGTTTAAATTATTATATGCGGTGGTTAAAGAATCTGTATTGATTCCTTCATCCTTTGCATTTTGAACAAGTACATTGTATTGTGACGTCAATCCCGCAAATTGTACGACGTTATTTTGTTTTTCAATCACAGACATCAAGTTAGGATCATTTAAATCCGTAACTCCTTTTACAGCAGTGTTTGCTGTGTCTTGGGAGTCCTGTGCAAGTTTTGTCGGATTGGTAATATTAACTTCGACAAATGAACTTCTTGACATTTAATAGCCTCCTAACCATCATCAACATCATCACTATCGTCGCTTCCGTTATTATCATCGTTGACAATTGGCATTGCCGGACGATAGACAATATCAGTTGAATATTGCATTTGTTTCTTCGGCGGATTACCGTCCGGTGGTGTGACATTAAATGAGTGTACAAGTGTTTTCTTTCCGTTTATAGTCGCAAATGATAGACTTTCTGGTTCAATGATTTGATTAGAAAGACCCAAACCAATTAATGTATCATAATATGGGTGCATGACTTCTCCGCGATGTAATAAATTAACGCAATAGAAAGAGCATGTTTTCCCTAAATACTGGTTGCCAACGCTCCAATAAACATAAGGGAAATCAAGCGCCTGTCCTTGGAATATATCATCATCACCGACAAAGTCATAATCGAGCATATTTATCGTATACATAACCGTTTTTACACCGGCTAGTAGATCAGATACGTTTAAAACAAAGAACATATAGCCACCACTACTATATCCGGCAACATTGTGCTCTCTGTCAAATGCCACCCTTGGATAGCCCCCTGGAGTAATTAAGTGATCAGTGTCATTAATTCCCAATGTTTTGCCACCCTGATACTTAAACCTAACGATGTCCCAGTTACCTGAACTATTACGTTGATTACACATAATCCATGGTTGCCCTTCTTGATACATAACTCCAAAGGTAGTACCATGTCCTCCACCAGTTAAAACCATTTTATCTATAAGCTTGAAATCTTTATCACGGTGCATAAAATTGCAATCGTCCCCACTAGTAGCAGCAGATTCGTACCACGTACCATCATCTAACTGCTCTAAGTGTTGGGCAATACGGTGAACATCACTATCATATGGATCAAACTCTCCGATTTTAACATAGTTGTTTTGATTGATTGACAATTCAGGATCTTCTGATATGTAGTCACCATCAATATAGGCTCGAATATTCCCCATAAGTGATGGAGTTACATTTATAATGTCTCCTGTTTGTTCCCAGTTAGGATCTATTGAGCCATCTGTATTCACGTGGCGCCAAGCGAACCCTTTGCTGTCAACATAGGTACTAATATTTTGTTTACCAACCCATGCGCTCAGAAGCAGTCTTTTTGACGTTTCACCTTGTGCAAAATCTAATCCATCTGGATGAGATAATATAGGAGTGATTGCAGTAGCATCACTCAGTGCCTTAGAAACTGCATCTTCTAGCGCCGATTGGTAATCTGTTAACCACGAAGGGGTGGCAACTGGAACTGTTACAAATTCACCAAAGGCAATCGTACTTGAATATGGAGATGCGAAGCTAATCGTACGTTGAATAACACGTCCAGTTGCATCGATAGCCGGGGTGATGTGATCATCCTTGAATCTGATTGTCGTTCCTAAAGGTGGCAAAAATCCGGGAGCAACATTCACTTCATAATATGTTCTAGGATGATTAAATAATTTTAACATCTGCTGCGCCCAAGCTTTCA